GTGCCAGTCGGCTGTAAACAGTATTTTCACGCTACGAAGTCGTCTCCTGGCATCCATGAACACCCTGTAAGACCACCAGCTTTTAAAGCCTGTAGTGTTCTTAAAACTTCGTTTGCATTTCTGCCCGTATCTAGTGCGTTAACTGATACGTGTTGGATCATACCTTCGGGGTCAATAATATATGTTGCCCTATAGTGTACTCCATTGTCTTCATCTACTATTCCTAGTTTATGTCCTAGTTTGAGACCTGAATCTGCGCAAAGAACATGCTGGATATTAGTAATATCAAGATTTTGTTTCTTCCACGCAAGTTTACAATATTCGTTATCTCCACTAACACCGATAACATCAGCGTCGTCTACAAGATAATCCATATCTTTAATCTCTGTTGGGCAAATAAATGTAAAGTCTTTTGGATAAAAGTACATTACTGTCCATTCGTTTAATAGTATATCTACATCAACGATATCATTTGTATCATTGACTCCTTGCATACTAAACTTTGGGAATCTGTCTCCTACTGATACCATAATATTCCCCTATGAAATTGAAAACTCAGAGTCAACATCGGAAGGTGCGTCTGCACTTTCGGATGGTTGTGTAACTCTTTGTAGTAGTTCTAGTTGGGCATCAGGTGTAGGTCTAGGTAGAACATCGTCCATTGAACGAAGTTCTGCAATAGCAGTTGTTTCTGATTCGTTTAGAGGACGAACTTTGCACTTAAGTGCTTGTAGTCTGTACTCTACGTTAAAAGCCATTGGACCAGTCTTGACTCTTTGGAAGTATATGTCCCAACCAGTTTGCACATCAGTAGGATCACCTAGATCTTCTGCTGCAACCATGATTTGTTCCATTAGTTTCTTTTTAAGATTTACTACTTTTACATTTCCATCGGTAGGATCTATGCATTGGCATGCATATGCCCAACCACATTTAAGGTCTGGAAAGAAATCACGGACGTGATCTTTTTCTTTGTTGTTGAATGTTTCTGTCTCTCTGTCATAAGCTAGACACTCCATAGGAATGTTTTTGCCATTTTCGCCTTTGATCCAGTAAACATATCGTGGTAATAGATCGCCTACTAAGCGGAGTACATTGTCTCCTTCTGTGTATGTATATTGATCTATTTTTTCTTTTTTTGCACTTCCTTGTGCTTGGTTAAATTTTATTGCCATGTTGTTGTTTTTTTCCTGTTTCCTTCAAATTTAAAGTGAACTACCTCATCTTCTATTCGAAGCAATCTATTGTTGGTTATTGTGTTGTCTGAGAAAGGAAGATGTATTAACGGTAATGTTGAATCTTTCGTTCTCTTGTAAGTCAAATAGTTTCGGAATGAAGCGCACATCACATAGATAGCACACTCCTCATTACTATAATTCTTACGCTGTGCAAGTAATTGACGAGGATTTAGCAAAAAGCTATCGCCGTCAAAATCCTCCCCATAGTATCTATAGGTAGGGTCTTTTGTATTTGTAGGAACTATGTTGTAAGTTAGAAGATGAATAACGACCATAATTGAAGTCGGGTTGGACTTGGTCTTATTAATTATCTTATCCCAATTATATTTTATCATTCTATTATATCAAAATTTTGATTCCGTGTCAAGTAATATTTTTCGGAGGTCTTTACAAGGTTGCAATATCATATCCTTGTTTAAGATAATAAGCCAGTCTTAGACTAGCCTGTCTCCTTGCAGTATTTCCGATTAAATTTATATCAACTACGGTTGGTTGCTTTTTGTCAGGATAGTTTCTAATTATTCTTCCAATAAGCTGTGTAAGTAACGGCTCGTTATTTATTGGTGTCGCTAAAACTAAGCAGCTAAGAACATCTAATGATATGCCTTCCGAGAATATAGACTGTGTTCCATACAGAACGTCTTTGTCCTCAAAAATCTGTTTAATTATATCGGGTCTTTCTTCGTGTGGGACTGCGCCCGTTACACAAACTGCGTTATCACCAGTGAGCCTCGCACAACTTTTTAGGAAGTCTACTCTATCAGATACCACTAACACTTTATGACCTTTGGCAGCGTATGCACTAGCAGTCATAGCTATTGAGTTTTGATACTCTGAGTCGTAAGCCAACTCATTTACTCTATTAGCCCATGGGATAGAATTTCCGTCCATGAACCTTATCGGAAGTTTTAAGATGTCAATTTTTGGCATCATAAAGTTTTCCTTTGGGGGTTTATACACATTGTCTCCAAAGTAATCTCTGAAGACGACATGCCTACCATCTTTTCTTTGTAGTGTGCCAGTAAGTCCTATCTTATACCTAGCACAGTTTTTGTCTATAATTCGTGAGAATGTTGGGCTGCTAACATGATGCATTTCATCTAGGATAACAGTTCCAAATTCTTGTCGAATTAGTGGAATCTTTCTATATAAACTTTGAATATTGCCAATCACTATAGGACTATCAATTTCAAACTTTCCACTACCAATAATGCCAGGAGTAAAACCAAATACTTTTTCACATTCAGTTTCCCACTGCTTTCTTAAAGCTAGAGTATGAGTAACTACAAGTGTTTTCTGTCCTAGCTTTCCTGCGATTGCTAAAGCTGTAAATGTCTTACCCCAACTTACCCAAGCATTAATTATACTGCTGTCTTCCAAATCATCATATACAGACTGTTGAGAGTCTCTTAGAGTAAACTTAAAGGAAGGAAATTCTACGGGTATATTGGTTCGTTTGTCAACTATTTCGTGGTCGTCTGGGATTAAATCCATTCTTCCCACAGGGATAGCTACTAACCCTTGTTTAATAAGAGCCATGTTCTTAATTATGAGAGGCGGATCACCATACTTAAAAGATGGAATAGCATATGTAAGTTCATCATCTATCTTCTTTTGTGTATGTGGAAGTACCTCTAGGTATATCCTATCACTTATTACTGCTTTCATTACCAGTTATGTGCTACATTTGCCATAATAAAAAGTGCGCATACTACATTAATTGCTAGTATAACAGTTCGTATCATGCCAACATAATCTTCGTTCTTTACATCATAGCCATCTTCTTCGTCGAATGAGCCTAATGCGTGTTTCCATATTGTCCACAGTTCTTTCATGTATTGTCTCCATCAAAGTACTTTACTTTTGACTTATCAAACTGTTTATTTGCATTGCGCTGAAGAGCCCACTCAAGTAATTTACTGAGTGCGTTGCCTATCATTTTTTGTACCTTAAACATTATAATATATCAGCATACCCTACTGTGTAGAATACGGTTATTTCTTCTCCTGCTTTAATTGGTCTTGTTGTATATAGTTCTCTTTGCTGTCCGTCATGATAATGTATGTTTTCGTTAATAAAACAATTAGGATTCTCTGAATGATTTATAAAACCACCAAGAGGTGTTCTAATGTATTCCCATCTTTTTGTTTCCCATATGTGTGTTACTCCAAGAAAGATTCCTGCTTTTATATTTACCACTGCAAACAACCCTAATCCATTTATTGGGGATTCTGCGATTGTTAATTCTTCTATAAGAGGTCTGTAGTGGTGTGTTCCAAATTTCATAATGCTTTAAGTAATCTTTCCCAAGGATTTATATTCAAAGAGGTTCGATTACCTTTAAATTCTTCAACTCCATGTTTTATTCGGGGAGCCAGAATAACTAATCTATTCTCTTTCGGGGTTATTTTAATGTTATTTTCTATGTTTAGTTCTCCGCCTTCTAAGTTTTCTACTGTAATATAGAAAATTAAAGAACACAGAGGGAATCTAAGTGTTTTGTGTGTTGCATAAGCATACTCATCTCTATCGTAATGAAACCCTGAAGTGGGTCTAGTATTCTTATGGAACCAAGTTTCGAAGCCTCTAATTTTAGAGGTATCATAGTAAGGTCTAGCTGCTTCTATTAGGGGGTGTTGATCTCCATGAGTCCACTCGGGTACTCTAGATATATCTTCCTCTTGCCAATCTTTTAATAAATTTATTGGCAAAACATTATCGAGTATAACTACTCTCATACTTTTCTCCAGCTATCCTTTTCTTTATTCTCCGATACATTATATATTTCCCATGGAGCGTTGTCTCTATGTAAGATACCTACCCAAGTATGAGACTTAGGTAAAGGTCTTTTTAAAGTAAACGGATAAGGACAATCCTTAATCCATAGTGTACTAACTGTATCGTGTTTATCCACCCTTAAAATCTTATAGTATTTTAGGGGAGATTTATATTTTTTGTGTTTTGTGAAAAAGTACCCAAGACTATCAATGTAGTACTTTCCTTGATGTTGTAAGTATGAAGGAATATCTCCAAGCATATACTTTAAGGGGTATATACTTTTCATTGGACTCTGAAGCCTTCTTATGCCTAGAGTCTTACCTTTCATGTTTGTATCATCTAATACTTGATTCTCTATCCATAAAATACCATCAACAAGATGTATTTCATCTGTGTGTACTACGAATAAAGGAAAATGTATTTTATCATATATCATACATCTTTTCAAACTTACCAAAGGAGTAGTCATCTCCTACATCAAAATCGCAACCTACAGGACAGCCAGGTATAGATAATCCTCTATCCATCTGTACACAGTCTTTTACTATTTCCATATACTCATCAACGTAATCTATCTGCACTTCTGCTAGAATAGAATCATGTACAAGAGCAAATATCTTAGCTTTGGAACTATCAATCTTATTATGAGTATCGATTGCTCCGAGTAAGTTTATGTCAGATGCAATGGACTGTACTAAAAAGTTCATACCAGACCTAACCTCATGACTTGCGATTCCTTTATTATCAGAGGCAACATTAGGTAATCTTCTCTTTCTTCCAAAGTGAGAATATATAAACCCATTGTCTCTAATAAACTTAGATGATGTGTCAATCCAAGCTCTTAATTTAAAGAACTGTCGGAAGTAATCATCAATAACTTCCTGTGCATTGTTTAGACTAAAGTGTTTACCAGAGTCTGTAGTTACTTGTTCAGATATTTTTCTAGCTCCAGCACCATACATGATGCCAAAGGTAACAGCCTTTGCAGCCTGTCTCTCTGTTGAGTAATCTTTTGCAATATCTTCTACATCGCCAGGTAGTCCGAAAACTAACTTAGCAATACTACTGTGGAAATTACCACCATCTTGAAACACTTTCATTAAGTTCTTATCATTTGCAAGAACAGCGGCAACATATACCTCGGCTGTTGTTAAATCCATTGCAACAATTTTGTTGCCTGGCTTAGCTTTGATACACCCTTTGACAATGGGATTGTCTCTAGGTATTTGTTGCATATTCATTTTACCACTAGAAGAAAGACGACCTGAGGTTGTGCCATGTAGGTTAAACCCTGTGCGCAACCTATCATCTCTGTCTAGTTGTGGATAAATTTTATCTAAGTAAGTGTTCTTAATCTTAGATTTCTTTCTAATAGAGAGAATATGTTTAGGTATCTCATGCATCTCTGCTAGTTGTCCTAATACTTCCGCATCTGTAGAGTGCGCACCTGTACCTGTTTTCTTACCAGTAGGTTTTAGACCTACAAAATCAAACAGTAAAGACCGTAGTTGTACGGTACTATTAGGATTGAACTCTTTGCCTTTCATTTTTTCGAATGTGGCTACTTCATCAAATTCATATAATTCGGTTACTGCGTTATCAATGTCGTTTTGCATCAATACAGTTCCTGCGGCTAGTCTCTCTTTATCAAAAGGTACGCCAGTGTCTTGAATATCTGTTAGGAATCTACAGCCAGGTATTAGTATATTTTCATATACAGACCATAGCTTAGCATTCTTTTTAACAGCAGGATATAACTTTTCAAAAACTAATAGTGTTACTACTGCGTCCATTGCAGCATATGTTTTCATAACTTCAAATGGAATACTATCCCATTGAAAGTCATCTTTAAGTATTCTATTTTGTCTTTTGTAATTTGCTATCCAATCATGCATTGGCTTCTCATAATCCCCATAGGGAGTATATTTTAGAGCAAGTTGTTTTAATCCATGTGTGCCAGGTAGTTCTTCTAAACAATAGTGTAGAAGCATGGTGTCATGGAAGTTTGGAAACTTGAATCCAAAGTGATATTCAAAGAAAGCTAAATCAAACTTTGCATTGTGGAAAACTACTTGTTTTATGTCAAATATTTTCTGCATTAGTTCTTCTACTTCTTCGTCTATAATGTCTGTGAGTACATACGCACCCTTGTCTTTTTCGTAGGATAAGCTAAACCCAATCATATGACCATCACGAGGCCAAAGCCCTGTTGTCTCAGAGTCTAACCCTATAAATTTATTAGGGTGTGCTAGTGCACCTTGTAGAAACTCCATGGCTTCTTCTTTGGTGTCTATTCCTCTAGCTTGTTCGTCGCTTACTTTTGCTACTACTAAATCACCACTAATAAACTTAGTGATGTTTGCTTTACTCTCGTCCCACACAGGCTTTGCCTCGGGTTTAAAAGAAAGCATGGCAGGATTAATTACTGGAAGAAACTTATCTTCTACACACCTACCACTATATTCTGTTATTGAATTTATACTTGTAAAATACTTTAAACTTTCAGAGCCTACAAGTATAACCCAGTCAAAATCGTTTGTGTTGATATCTATATCAACATCTGCTTTTAAAATCTTTTTCTTACTACTATCCGAACAGAGAGCAAATCTCTCGAACTCGAATGCGTTATCAAATCTGTCCGACCAGTTGGTTCGGCTCATCTTTGATTCTATTATTGCTACTTTTGCCATGTATTATTTCTCATTTATAAACTATATTATATCAAATTTTAAACGCCGTGTCAAGAAGAATATAACCTTTCCCTTAGATTGTGTACCTTAATTTCAGCAAGGCTGCCTGGGTCTATGTTTGCACCCAAGTTCACATTTCTAGCTAAGAGTCCTACTTTGTCTGCAAGTATCTTTACATTCTCTGAAGCACTTTGTCCTGCGTCATCCCCATCAAATACTATATCTACTCCGTCAATGTTTTGCATTTTTAATATAGCTAATTTATCTTCATCAATGTTGTTTGTTCCGAAACAACATACTGCGTTGGTTAACCCTTTGTCATGTAAGTTAATCATATCGAATATACCTTCGACAAGTATTACTTTACCCTTGATTGGTTTAACACTAGAGGGAAAAAGTGGTAGCACGGCTTGGGGAGGATATATTAAATACTTTGGCGTTTCCGTCATAGTCATATGTCTACCGTTAAAAGCTACTACTTTCCCTGTTATGTCACGAATAGGAAAAACAATTCTTCCATTAAAACTCCTTTCGTGATGCAAGAAGGCTTCAAATAATGTATAAGTTTCTGGTTTAATCCCTCTCCAGTTGCCCACATAAGGGGCAAACCCGATAGGAAAATCAAAACCTGTACTTGAGCTTCTCGTTTCTTGTATTTTGTCTTTTAGTTTTTGTCTCCTAATTTCTAGGAAATTTGCTGCTGCTCCGAAGTGTTTAAATATGTTACCTCGAAAGCCACAAGCAAAACAGTTAAAGATACCTGTTATGTTATCAATCCGCATACTTGGGTTACTATCATCATGGTCTGGATTCAGACATTTAGTTACAAAGTCTCGTCCTGATACTTTAAAATCTAATTTTCTTTCGTGTAGTAACTCGTCTACTCTCATTTAACAACCTCTGGGTTTACCCCATCATTATTGTCATCAGTAGTATTATTGCGATTGCGACTGTCCATAGTGTTTTCTGTTCTATCATGTTTCCATTTCAAGGTTTCGCCTAAGTCTTCATAATCAGTCATTTTTGTTCCTTGCCCATCAGTGTCATGAGAGTAGTATAGGCTTTTAAACACTACCTCCTGCATCTGGAACCAAATGGCTATCGCATCGTCTCTAAATTCTTTACTACTCCACAAGTAAAATACATTGTGGTAGTCTCCTAAGAATCTATGAACGGTTATGTTTAGGTTATAGTTTTCATCTATATTGTCTTTAATATGAGCTACTGCTCTTATTCTTTGACTACCTGCAATCGGGTACCAGTTTTTCATACATAAGTGAGGATTCTTAATCCCTTCCTTTAATATACTATCTACTAGTGGTTGATTTAAGGGTACATTTCTTATATTCTCTGCAACTGTTGGTTGCGAAAGTATAAAATCTGTTGTAATTGCTCTCACCTCAAATGGTGGAACATCTACTAAACTTGCGGACTTTTGTCCTATTCTATCACTTGCCATATGGGTCTACTCCTACTTTTATATCTGTCATAAATTTACTGAATTTATCTACTAAACTTTTCTTTGTAAGAATTTTTCCTTCTACCCACTTCTTTCCACCTGGCTTGTTTTCTTCATAATGAATTTCTCCATTGTTATACGCAACTTCAAAGATGCCATTGTGAGCATGGATATGTCTTATTTGTTTACCCCATGCTTCTGCTTCCATCTTTGCTTGGTATTCTTCTACCATTTCTTTATATTGCGTCATGTATATCTTCTCCTGTTGAGAGACTATCTTTTATAGCGTCTCTATCTTTAGGGTTCATAGTAGACTGCGGGCCTATCTTTAGTGTCTCCCAGTCCATCACACTAGTGAATCCTTCCATCTTTGCACTTCTCATTTTTGTACAGTTGAATGTAATACATTCATCTTCTGGTGACCATGTCTCCATTGTAAAGGCTGCATCTGCTGCATCGAGAATACCTTTTGCGAATCTTGCTTCCCCTGTATTATCTGTTTGATAAGGGGAGAATACTGGCACTTCATATTCTTGTGCCATACTTTTTAGAGCCTTACTGACTTCTATTTGTTCTGTCCAATCGTACTGACCTCCTCTAGAGGGTACATTAGAGCGTTTGACTTGGTTAATATAATCTACGATAATTACTCCAACATCTGTTTGGGAAACCTTTGCTTCAAGTTCTTTTCTTATTCTAGTGAGACTTAATACTGGATCGTAGATTACATCCAGCTGTCTGTCCTTATGTAGGGGATTCTTAGTAAGAACACCATGAAACTCTTCAAAGTTTCTATCATCATAGAACTTCGGTAAAGAGTCATGCCCTCCTTCAAATCTTCCTGCCCACCATTCTGCTACTCTATTCCACTCAACTGTTGTTAAGTTTTTTGTGGCTAATCTGCCTATAGGAACTCTCGCACCTAAAGAACACATTCTTTGTAGTATAGCACGACTATCCATCTCTATTGTAAAGTAGATAGCACTTCTGCCTTGATTATAAACATTTGTGGCAATGTTTACGCAGGTAAGAGTTTTACCAGCACCTCGTCGTCCACCTATAAGAACTAAGTCTCTAGGGGAGAACTTCATACTTTGGTCATACTCATCATTGAGTCCAAGAGGTAGATACTTTTTAAGTTGAGCTTCTGTGTCAAACAAACTAATTGTTTTCATATCTTCTTCAGGAGCTTTTAGGTCAACTCTTTCTCCTATATCTAAAACTATTTGTTGTAAAGACTCTACATTATCTTCTGCATTAGAGATAGCTACTGTCTTTTCTATGAACTTATCTAGTTCATCGAGGATTTCTACTTGGGTATATTCATTCTTGAGATACTCAAGGAGCATCCACGCGTCGACATCAACTTCTACAGCCTCTATCGCAAATATTTTTTCTTGTAGTTTCCTATCACGAATGGATAGTTTGAGATCTTCAAAAGTCGGGAGACTTCCAAAATTCTTTAAGTGAGTGGATATACTTCTATGAATAGTTTGATATTCGCCAGGTAGGTAGTTCTCTCTTAGGTTGCCCCAAGTGTCAAAATCTTCCTGCGTTATTATTTGCTTCAGTAAAGCTGAAGTTAAGTTCAAAGTATACCCTCCCAGATAAAGAAAGACAAGGGAGAATAAATCTCCCTCACCTTAATGAAAAAAAGAATTAGCTGTTTGCTTTTTCTTTTCTTGCAGCGCCATCATAATCGGCACAAGTTAACCCTCTACGAGTTAGCATTGTTTTAACGCCTCTTACAGTTTTGCCAATTTCGTCAGCAATAGCTTCGACATTCATGTTGCCTAAGTCACTAACTTCCGCTAAAGGATCAGCTTTAGAGCTACCTTTAGTTTCTTTCTGCTTTGGAATAGCGTTAATATCGCCACTTCTTAGCAAGCTGAGAGCTTTTCCTCTGATAGAGTTAACAGTTTTTCCAAGTGCTTCTGCAATTTCTTCTACAAATGCGCCTGAGTTTACCATAGAGGTAAACGTGTTTTCTTCTTCGGGAGAGTAAGTTCTAACTGATTCTGGTTTCTCAGCTGGTTTTACATGAGAAGTTAATTCCATTGATAGAATTTTCCCTTGTATTGATTTAGCAGAGAATTCTCCACCTTCGAATGAAGATGCAATGTCTGCGTATGTGTATGAACCGCTGTTGTCGGTTACGAATTGTGATAAAGTAGCTTCTTGATCTTCAGAAAAAGTTCTGTTTGATACTGAAGATGCTAGTTCTACATCATATCCCATTTTTCTCAATTTGCTTGAGACACTTCGTGTTGAAGTCTCTAAGTCACCAGCTGCGTCAGCAACCGTTGATTGAGAAATAGGGGATTGTGACCCAACAAAGTCTACTAACTGTTGAGTTCTTTCATCTGTCCATTTTGGTAATGCCATGATTTAATTTCCTATAATTTCTTTTAAGTTTGTTATTATTGTAACACCCCGTTCTCGGGCTGTCTGTGTTTTTGCGGATTCGATCCCGCTTTCGTTTACTAATATAGTTACATCTTTAGTTAAACTGCTTTTAACAAGATAGCCCAATTCACTTAATAATTCTGTTGCGTGGGCTTTTGTTTTGTAGCTTGTAAGTTTACCAGAGATACATACGACACCTTTACTTGTAGCATTGTCTGTTAATGTATGCTTTGTAAGTTGTTGCCATCTGAAGGGTAGTCTATCGTATCCATCGGTAAACTCTTCGATTAACCAATCGAGTAAGTTGTTAGTAGCAGCTGGACCGAGTCCTGCTTCATCACAAGTTTCTTCTGTTATTTCAGCAACATTTTGTACTACTGAACAGATTTTTTGAGAAGCGGTCTTCCCTATTAACTTTATAGAGAAAGCGGGTAGTAGTTCTGATAAATCAGTAAGTTTACTACTCTCAATTTCTCTATGCAGTTTAACTGCTAATTTCTCGGAGCCTAGTGCGTCTATCATCATTTCTAATGGTAGCTCATATAAATCGAAGAAGGTTACTATCTTCAACTTTTCTATAGTGGCTGGGCCGAGTCCCTTGATTCTAAGAGTCTTTGCAAAATGCTCCAGTTTTTTACTTGTCTTTCCAGAACAATCTGGATTGTAGCAAAATAACTGGTCTTTCTCCCAAACTAGGTCTGTACTACAAGTAGGGCAGTGGCTAGGAGGTGTTATCGTTTGC